TAATTTCCTCAAAAAGAGAAGGAGAAGGCAGGAGCCTCCGACCCCCTCAATCAATGTCCAAATTACGTTACCGTGTTTGGACCCACGTTCAATTTAACCGCAACAGTTGAACCTGCGGCTGCCGAAGCTACGTCTTCCACCGCCACACAACCCAGCGTTAAATCGCCAGCAGCCGGAGTGGCCGCTTGATCATCCGCTAAAGCTGCACTAACATCCCAAGTAATAGTTTCACCTTTTACAAAAGCTGCGCCTGTAACTGCCAGCACATTATAAATACCCGAGATAGCAACAGCAATAACATCGCCGATAGCCCCGTCTGTAAGCGGAATACCTAAGAGCTTTCCAATTACCATTGGAACTCCTGATACTTGAGCCGCAACTAACGTAACTTTAATTACGTTACCTTCACCTTGATACGTTTTTGACATTTTTCTTTCCTCTATAAATGCGAGCTTTAATCCCGCTTTAAATAAAGCAGGGTAAGATTAACTTACCCCGCCACTTTACTACTTAACTACTTATACACCTGGGTTCTTGTAACCCCCACGGAAGTCATTACCAGTAACGCCATAGTCCAAACGAACTTTCCAAGCCGTACCATCTACAGTAAACCCGTTCATGCTTTCCAAATAAGGAGTTTGGTTCCCGTCAAGGAACGCAATTTCCAAAGTAGGAATATCCACAGGAGCCGCAAGTAAGTACCATTCAGTCGCACCCAAACGAGGATCAGAAACAACCTCTAAAGAATTACGATGAACATTTGCTTTCTTACTATTAGCCTGAGAGAAGTCTGTTTCAGACATAATCAAAGCCTTTATAGTATCTTCCAACTCTACGCCGCAAACAATATACTTAGCTTGAATATCTAAGTAGTCATTTGCATCAGGGTCTTGTTGCTTACGCATAGCCGTTTTAGCCGAACCAATTAAGGCAAGAGTAGGAGCCGCACCCGATGCCGCTAAGTTGTTATGATCTGCGTGGAACAAAGCAGTACCATCAAACAACGCCGCGTTATCCGTAATAATGCCGTAAACATCATTACCAATAGTTCGAGCGCCCGCACGACCCATCAAACCAGCAATACGCAAGAAACCATTCAAGTCGTCATTAATAATCATTTGACGAGTAAGAGTGATCATCTTGCCTTTTGTTAACGCTTGGATAGTCTCTTTCTCTTCGCCCATTGTACCCGCTTCATACTCCCCGCCTTCCGGAATCGTATCAAGCGAATTGAACGAACCTAAACGAATACGACTATTTAATTTAAAGTCAGGTACGCTAGATACATTAGCAATTGTACGCCATGTTTCCGCGAACGCAGTATAAGCCCGTTGCAACTCTTTACCAATACTATTTTCTAGTAAGTAAGGAAAGTCACTAGTTGAATGCGTAAACGCCGCACCAACAATACGCATCTTGTCTAACCCCGCCATAGATATGCCTGCATTCTTTAAAGAAGCTTTTGCAATATCTAGTAGAGTAAACCCGCGAAGCTCATTTTTTTTTTTTTTTTGCTTAGCGCTAGAACGAATTTCAATTGCTTCCGCAACACCTACACGAAACTTATCGCGTTGGTCTTGCATCATCTCAATCCGTACTTCCCCGCCTGTAGCAGAACCTGCTTTCTTACCCAGAGAATCTAATAGTTGCGCACGAGCGTCGTCAATACCTACAGTACGGTCTTCAAGACACTTATCCAACACAGCTTGATACTCTGCCCCATGAGGCGCAAACACCGCACGAATAGCTTTCTGACGTATGCCTTCAACTTCCAATGCTTCGTCAGCAGCTTTTTTCGCAATGGCATCATCTGCCTCTTTCTTTGCTTTAGCTTCAGCAATTGCTTTAGCTTCGGCAGCTTTCTTTTCTTTTGGATCCATAATATTTTCTACCTCTAGTGGGTCAGCTACCGCTGACGTTTGTGTTGCCGATTTTTCAACCGACGATTCTTTGTTAACGAACTGCGCCAATACATGGTTAGGTACGTTATCAAATTTAGTAGGGTCAAAGCTAGCAGCCAGCTCCACTTCCCCCGATACTTCATCAATGAACCCGAAATCTAATGCTTCATCCGCATTCATCCAAGTCTCATCGTCCATTAAACCGTTTACAGTTTCTACGTCTATGCCCGTTCGAGCCGCATACGTATTCGCCATATTGGCTTTCATCTTGTCCATAACCTCCGCAGTTTTACGAAGGTCTTTAGATTCCCCTGCCGCCCCCCCTTGAGGATTATGCACCATCATCAATCCATTCTCAGCCATAGCAATATGATCTCCTGCCATAGCAATTAATGAACCCATAGATAAAGCAACTCCATCTATGTGTACTATAATACGAGCAACGTGGTTCTTTAAAGTATTATAGATAGCAGTACCGTCTATAACAGAACCGCCTGGACTATTTATAAATACATTAAGCAATTTAATTTCGCCTAATGCCTTTATGTCAGTTGCAAAATCTTTAGCAGATACGCCCCAAAAACCTATCTCATCATAAATTAATATATCTGCTTTCTGGGCACCCTTTGCTTGTATACTATACCAACTGCTAATCAGTTTCTCTTTCGTCGTGGCTACGGCCTTTATCTTTGGTTGACGTTTCATCTGTCTCCTCCGGTTTAGTTTCTTCAATTAATCCTGCGTCCAATTCTTCCTTCCTTTCCTCTATACGTTTTTGTAAAACTTCAGCAGGCTCTCCCCCCCGTCTAAGTATGACTTCTGACTTCGAAGCAATACCTGTTTCTAATTCTTTCTCAATACCGTTCATTTCTTTTATAGGGTCAATCCAAGTTAAAGGAGGTCTAGTGAATTCTACATCGAATAAAGTAGACTCATCTATATCTTTAAACTCATCCAATAGCCCTTCTAATTGCGCCATCTTTAAAAAGTTTTCGTATAAAGGCAATACTTGGCGCTTGGAAAAATAGCTCCATAGTATCCCATAATTCATTCTCCCCTCTACTAACTCTTGGCGTTGAGCTGAATATGTACCGTTATAATTCTTAGCTATACTGCTAAAATTTGTATACGTTCCCGCTGCAGCAAATCGTAAATTAGCATCAAGAAACGGAATGACGTCATTATTAGGGCGATTGCTGCTTGTGGTAGTCACTTCTTCGCCTGTTTTTAAATCATCAAAAATCATTCCTGGCATAAATTCCATTTCACGATAATCGCCCCCATTCTCAGGAGTTACGTACATCTCAGGAGAACCCTTGCGAATAAATCCCGCCATAGCAGCCGCCACTCTAGCCGCAACCCGTTCAGATTCTTCAATGTCTTTTATATCTTCAAACCTAGTCATAACAGAAGAAAAAATGGATACCCCCCGAGTCTGTCTTATTCTATCTGTCATTTTTAAATGTATAACATTATCCGCAGATACCCGCTTAGTGGCTTGGTTACTAAGCAACCCCGCTACAGTAGGTTGAGATTTGTATATATAGTAAGCCTTGGCTCTCCCCCATTTATTTTTCTGAACCCCCTGCACAATTCCTTTCTTATCATCATTTAAATTCATAGGCAAATAGTCAGCTTCAATCAACTCATAAGAGAAAGGAACAATTGTCTTATGGTCTAAAGAACTTATATTACCCCTAAGCATTTGGGTAAGCACCTCCCCGTCTCTCAGCCAAGTTTTGCAAGTTATACGCTGAGCGGAAGCATTATCAAAATCGCCCGTAACTTCAGGAGCTCTATCCCAATCCTTATAGTACTTTAAAATTGCTTGGTTAGCTTCTTTATATAATGAGCCATCCTTTTTCTTAATAGCAGGGATAGGATTTATCCCCATACCTACTATATTAGAAACTAAAGTGTTCAATACGCCTTTAGCTAAATCGTAATTTTGTTCTAAATGCCTAGCATGAGCCCGTACTTTCTCTGCCGCTTCCCCTACTTCTATATCAGGATCATTATTTGTAACTCTCTTCTTGTGAAAGTTATTTTCTTGACCTGCCTCGTAGTAAGCCTTGACTGCTTGCTTGACTTGTATTCGCTTTAACCCGTACTCAGGAAAAATAGATACAATTAAGTTGTCTAAAAATCTCATATGAATTTCGCCTGGGATACGCCAACACGCGTTTCTCCTGCCGCGCTACGTTGCAATTGAGCCTCTACGCCCGTCCAATAATTTAATTTCTTAGTTATCTCTTCCGCATTAGCACGCGTCAATGTGCGCGAACCAATACTGTAAGATTGCCCTTTTGCTACCGCTAAGTCTGCCGCCGTCCAAGCGGTTACTGCGGCTGTTGCATCTACTAATGATATCGCCATTTTAATCTGCCTCTACATTAAATGTTGCCTTACCGAATAAAGTTTGCACAGGAGTAGAGTCAGTATCTACATGTATATGTATTGTGTATAACGTATCTGCTAACCCTCCTATTACCTTGAACTGAACCGCTTCTCCTATAGGTACATCTATGCCGCTTATATTTAAAATCGTAGTGGACACAACCTTATCAGAAAGAGTTAAATCACTTGTAGAGTCCTCCGTTATCGTAGGAATACCTGATAATTTTTCTCCATTAGATAAACGATTTGAAAAAGATACCGCTGCATTTAAAACTTCCCCTGTAACTTTTGTTGGAACTTCTATTGCTGTATGACTCATATCAATTATCTCTTATAGTAAAATCAAATTTATTTAAAGGTAACTCAAAATCAAATTTATTTAAAGGTAACTCAAAATCAAATTTATTTAAAGGTAAAGTATATTCTAAATCCGCACTAAGTATTATAACCCCGTCATCAATTATTGCCGTTCCCGTAGCTAATACTAAAGCATGAATTATACTAATTACATTTACATCCCCCGCTAAAACAATAGTAGCAGTATTCTCAGCAAGAACTAATGCGTCCGTTACAGTAATTACATCAACATCATATACTACACCCGCAGTATTCTCGGTAAGCGTTAATGCTTGCGTAATGCCTTGTACGTTTACTCCGAGCTCTATAGTGGCCGTGTTCGATACCAACGACAACGCTTTAGTTATAGCTTGTACGTTTACATCATATACTATAGTAGCAGTATTCTCGGTAAGCGTTAATGCTTGCGTAATGCCTTGTACGTTTACATCATATACTATAGTAGCAGTATTCTCCGTAAGCGTTAATGCGTCCGTTGTAGTATCTACATTAACCCCTAACTGAATATCTGCAGTATTCTCTGTTAATGTTAAAGCTTGAGAAGCCGCTGCCACATTAACATCTAAAGCTACTGTTGCTGCTACCGCAGAACTTAATACCAAAGCTTTAGTTATAGCTTGTATATTTATACCTAACGATACATCTGCAGCATTCGCTACCAACGTCAACGCTTTAGTAATAGCCGTAACAGTTACATCTAAAATTATGTCCGCTACATTCGCTACCAACGTCAACGCTTTAGTAATAGCCGTAACAGTTGCATCTAATGCTATTGTAGCAGTATTCTCCGTAAGTACTAACGCATCAATAATAGCAATTACATTCGTATCAGTTACTAAATCAATAGTAGCAGTATTCTCGGTAAGAACTAACGCATCAACTATAGCATTGACATTTACATCATAAACAATCGTTGCTGTATTCTCAGTAAGAACTAACGCATCAACTATAGCATTGACATTTGTATCCCCTGCTACTGCCTCCGTTGTTATTTGTGCTAAACAAGTACCAACTGCTGCACCTTCGGATGCGTCGTATATTTCAAACTCATACTGCTTCTCGTCTAAACCCCCGCTAGCATCTATTGCCCACTGATGTTCTGTGTACTCATCGTTACCAAGAGGTACTGTTGCGCCATTTGTCCCTTCAAGTTCAACCCCCTCTACATAAGTTGTTAAACCTGATGTACAAACAGCTTCCCCGCTAGTAACAGCATTTCCATCTACTAAATCTGTAGTAGCTGACCAAGTTAATTCCCCCGAAGAGGTTAAAGTAGCGAACGAACCTGAGTCAGTAAGATTCCTCCATCTAAGTTGTAGTGTTCCGCTTGCAGCAGCATGCGCCGCAGATTCTACCATTGCGCAAAGAATAAAATCATCGACCTTAGGCCAATCAATTACATCAGCATCCTCTGCTGCTTGATTTGTTCGGGTAGCGTTCTGTAAGCGCGAACCTGATAATGTAAATGCGGAACCTGCCATAATTACTCTTCTTTACTACTCCATTTAACAGAACAAAAATCTTCCTCAGCCCTGTCTCCCCCCGAACATGCGGAAGGCCGAGCCGAACCAAAGCCGCACAAGTAACCTAACTTTGTAGTTCCATTGTTCCATCCCTCGTTATAAACTAAGTGCGCGCACCATCCTGTATCAGGATTTTTTCCCCATACCCAATCATCACGAACATCCATGCAACACTTACCACATAAATTGCACTGGGCTGTTTTAATCTGCCACGGCTTATCAGGATACTTTCTCGCTCTTTCCTCTATCCCTGAATATACTCGAATAAGCCTAAACTCATCCTCAGGGAACACGGGTAAATTAACTAATATATCCATATTAAGTAATGGTGAAGATGCCGCCCGCAGGCCATGTAATTGTTAATGCCCCTGCGCTCATATCAACTGGACCACCTAGCTCTACGAAGCCAATTGCTAAATCCCCCACGTCAGTATCGTTATAGATTAAGCCCCAATACGCATCTGCATCGTTACTTGCATCTTGCGCCCATGTTGGGTCTGTAGCGGAATCAAAAGTCATTACCCCCGCCGCTTCTGTCACCGCCGCGCCCAATGTGCCAAGGGACGTACCCCCCGCAACATAAGTTTCCGCTCCCCCAACCTCAGTATAATCTCCAAGAGCTGGAGTT